ATAACCGGTCTCTTTGGGCTCATCCCGGTATACAAACTCTGCGTCCTATGCTATAATATAACATAGGAGAACACAATGGCAAACAAAAAATTCTTTTCAACAAAAACATACAGACAAATAGGTCCTGTCGCATATCGTCAATGGCGTGCTGACAGTCATTGTAACTTGATTCATGGTTATGCTATGAGTTTTCACTTTGAGTTTGAAGCTGATACACTTGATGCCCGTAACTGGGTAACAGACTTCGGTGGACTACGCCCACTCAAAGATAAACTAGAAGAATGGTTCGATCATACATTGCTAGTCGCACAAGATGACCCTATGCGTGATGAACTATTACGACTAGGTGAACTTAAACTAGCAAAGATTACAGAAGTAGAACGCACTGGTTGTGAAGGTATTGCTGACTTCTTGTACGAATATATTAACACAATCTTCTTGCCCAACTGTGGTAGTGAAGAAGCAAAGCGTGTATGGTGTTGTAGAGTAGAAGTCCGCGAAACTGACAGTAACATGGCAGGTCGTGGCGGTCACCGTGAAGATAGAGAGTTCGAATAATACTAACTTTAAGGAGAAAACTATGTTTGAAACAACTTATGAAAATGCAGGATCATATCGTTCTGCTAGCGAAATTAATTCAGCAATGGGCCGTGTCTATGGACATATGAGTCTTGCTGTTATTGTATCAATGATTGTTAGTTACTTTGTAGGCACTAGCCCAGAGTTATTAGCATTCTTTTTTACAGGCGTAATGAAGTGGATTGTAATTTTTGCACCATTAGTAGCAATCTTTGGTATTGCTATTTTGCTAAACGCAAGCCCAACTAAACAGATGGCACAACTTTGCTTACACGGTTTTGCGGCACTAATGGGATTAAGCTTTGCTACAATCTTTGCTGTATTCACTATGGGTAGTATTGTATCAGCATTTATGGGTGCGGCAATATTATTCGGTGTAATGAGTGGATATGGTTACCTTACCAAACAGAGTTTAGATAGTGTTGGTAAATTTATGTTTGTGGGACTAATTGCTATCATAATTGCTAGCATTGTCAATATCTTTATTGGCTCAACTGTAATGCAAATGGTAATCTCTGCCTTAGCAATCATTATCTTTTTGGGACTAACTGCATACGACACACAGAAGATTCGTGAGGAGCTTAGTGTACAAGCCAGTGATGTTGCAGAAGTTCGTGGTGCACTAACTCTATATATGGACTTTATCAACTTGTTTATTAACCTATTACAGTTGTTTGGTGATAGAAAATAAGTTATAATTAGTGACTTATGAACAAAAAAATTAAAGAACTATGGGAAGAAGCCGCTCAACGAGATGATATAATGGATGAAAAACGTTATGAACATTTCGCTGAGTTAATAATTAGAGACTGCGCTAAACAAGTCAACCATCTTTACAAACAAGGTGGCGGCACTTGGGGTGAAGTTATTCTTAAACATTTTAATATAAAAATCAAATGAGTCATTTAAAAGTATCAGAGTTATTTTATAGCATTCAAGGTGAAGGCAGATACATGGGTGTCCCTAGTGTGTTCTTACGAACATATGGTTGCAACTTTACGTGTGGTGGCTTTGGAATGCCTAAAGGAGAAATGAGTAGTGAGAGAGATGTTATTGCAATTAAAGCAGAAGATTATACAGATTATAAATCCTTACCGCTTGTCAGCACGGGATGTGATAGTTACGCAAGTTGGGACCCTAGGTTTAAGCATCTTAGTCCTGTGCTCAGTACCGTTTCTATTGTTGACTCTATTCTTACTATCCTTCCTCACAATCGCTGGATGGATGAGCACCTTGTCATCACTGGTGGTGAACCTCTTCTTGGATGGCAAAGAGCGTATCCAGAACTACTTTCAAATGAGAAAATGAGAGGTCTCAAAGAGATTACATTTGAGACTAATGGTACACAAGAACTAAGTCAAGACCTTACTGTCTATCTACAACAATGGAAGATTAACAGAGAAAAGAACGCACTTACATTTAGTGTTAGTCCTAAACTAAGTATCAGTGGTGAGAAGTGGAGTGAAGCAATTTGTCCTAGTATCATTCGTCAATATGAAACTGTAGGCTTTGTGTATCTTAAGTTTGTTATTGCTACTAAGGAAGATGCCTTAGAAGCTGATGTAGCAGTAAAAGAATTTCGCAATGGTGGGTTCAGAGGACCTGTATACTTTATGCCTTGCGGTGGTGTAGAATCATTGTACAACTTGAACGCAAAGAATGTTGCGATTGAAGCAATGAATCGTGGTTATCGTTATAGTGATAGATTGCAAGTGCCGTTGTTTAAAAACGAGTGGGGCACTTAATGCCACAAACACAAGCATACGATTCGTTCTATAGTAAAATGATGATAGGTACTGAGTATAAATTTGCTTGGTTACCTGAAACTTGCTACTTAACTGGTAAGCGTATTTGGTTAAAGAAGGCTTATCGTATGACTAGAATTATTACAGGGCCCGGAGAGTCTATATTAGAGTATAGATGGCACGATAAGAATGCCCATATTATATGGAAACTAACGAGGTAAATATATGTATGAATTAAGATATCTTGTCCGAAACGGTTGGGACGGACCTGAAAAAGTGTTACAATATAGAACACAAATTGAAGTATCTGATTATAGTGGAACTAATACAAACGGTAGTTTTACTAAAAAGCGTGAATATACTGAATGGCAAGATGTGCCTATAATAGATGAGACAAAATGAGAACATACGATAAACGAATTGGATTTTTAATAAACTCGGACCATATCAAGTCTACCGGTGGCAATGGTCAATTTGCAAAAAGCTTTTGTGAATTAATGAGTAGACCGGAACATAGAATTAAAGTAGATATAATTACGGATAGTAAACCGTTCTATAAAGACTACGCTAATACCTTCACTAAAATTATCACTCCAAAAGAATCATTGTCATACAATGAACACAGAGATACTTTTGGCAAGCCTGATAGTATTTGTATGGAAAGAGTTGTTAATTTCCGTAGAGCTATTATGACTGCTATGGCTACAAATATGTACGATATATTTGTGTGTAATTCACCAGAATCAATTCTTGCTACACTTCATATGGGTATGGAAGAAAATATTCAAATCATTGCATACACTCATTTAGAAAGTCAGATTTTTACAGATACAAAGAATCCATTCTTGTCTGTAGCAAACGAAATAATGCGACAGAATCTAACTACTTCTGGTATATACATTGCTACACAAAGTGCATTTAATAAAGAATCATTAACTAACGGTTATCTAAAAGATAAAAAGGTATTTGAATGTCCTATCCCATTAACCGAGCAAGCCTTATTAAAAGAGTACGATAAAGAGCGTGAGGGTGTTTTATTTGTGGGTCGTTGGGAAGCTGGTAAGAATCCTGAATTATTTGTAAAACTTATTGCACAAACTGGCTTACCTGCAAGAATAATGACTAGTAGCAATGGTGTAAAGAAATTTGAAAAAGCATTTGCAGATGCTGGCGTACCTGAATCTCAGTATATAATCAAAGCCGGAATCATTGGTCAAGAAAAAGTAGATTTTATGACTAGTTGTCGTGTTGCTTTTAATCCTAGCATTGTTGAAAGTTATGGTATGGCGTTCCACGAACAACAAATACAAATGCCTACCGTGTGTTTAGATGGGCAACGCTGGACAAAGAATTTTGATGACACTAGGTTTTTCATATGTGATAAAACCAATATGGATTTCATTGTGAAAGGATTGTATGAACAACTATATGTGAATGCTAGTGACTGGTATAAAGATGGAACTATTAACAAATTTATAGAAGAAGAAAATCAAGTATTTGCTAAATGGAAGAAATGCTTTGATGATTTTATTCCCAAGACTGTTAAGACAGAAACGGCTGCAATTGTTTCACATACTTCTGTTGTATATAAAACTTTTATTGATAACTTAAATAGAAAGTCATTGAATCTAGCCAATGATATCAGGTCCATATATAACAATAAAGGTAAATTTAAAGTTATATACACAGATGAGCATACGCATTTAACTAAAGACTCTGATTATGTAACAATTGATCCAATAGTAGAGGAACCTAAAGTTGAAGAACTCAAAGTTGAAGAACCAACTGTTAATATAGTTACTATAAAAGAAAAGAAAATTAAAAAAGAACCCAGTAACACATTTGATGCTTTATATGAGTAATGATATGAAAAAAGTTTTAATTACAGGTAACAGTGGTTACATTGGTTCACATCTTACCAAGATGCTGAAGGGTGAATATCAAGTGTATGGTTTAGATAAGGTAGAACCACAAGAGTCACCTGACACATTCTATCATTGTGATATCAATAGACCGTTTAGTTTAGAAGATGAGTTTGATTGTGTTATTCATTTGGCCGCATTAGTTAATGTAGGTGAAAGTGAACAGAAACCTATTCAATACTATATTACTAATTTGAATGGTACAATGAATGTACTAAACAAGATTAAGACAAAGAACTTTATCTTTGCAAGTACAGGTGCCGCACAAGATTGTGAGAGTGCTTATGGTATCAGTAAACGTGCCGCAGAAGATGTAGTAAAAGAATATTGCACAACCCATCGATCAACCCCATATACAATCTTTAGATTTTATAATGTTATTGGAAGCGAAGGCTTTGCTCCCACTAACCCCGATGGGTTAATGTACAATCTTATTATGGCTATGCAATCAAAAGAGTTTACTGTCTTTGGTAATGATTATGATGTAAGTCCTGATGGTACTTGTGTGCGTGATTATGTTCACGTAAATGAGATATGTGATTCATTGAAACAAGCTATTGAGAAACCTAGCAACAGTATTGAATCACTTGGTCACGGAGTAGGATATACCGTTAAAGAGATTGTTGATGAGTTTCAAAAAGTCAATAAGTGTGACTTTGAAGTAAAATACGGTCCAAGAAGAAAGGGTGACATTGAATCTAGCGTACTAGAAAATGTATCACCCTATATGAAGAACTTATATACTTTAGAAGAATTACTTAAAGTTTAGTCTTGTGATTGCGGATAAATTGTTCAGCTAGCATTACTAATTCTTCCATTTGCTCTACACTCTCGCAATTCCATCTGCGTAGTGCTAATGCTTTAGGGGTAGGTTTACCATTAGGCTTTTTCATAGGACCTTTGTTACCACTCATACGAGCACAAAAACTCTTGCGGCGTTTGGCAGCTTTTGATCCAGGCTTTAATTTACTAGGTTTAGTAGTAACTGCTGTTTGTAATTTGCTACCTGGATTTTCTCTACGATATGCTTTTACTGCCTTACGGCTCATACCAGATGTTTTGTCTTTCTGGTTGACCTTGTTCCAATCCTCTTCAAGTTTTTCATCAAGTGCGGCTGAATAAGCCATATGTACAAAATCTTCGGTGTTTGTATGATTACCACCTATTATCCAATCCATGCCACCACTGTTAGATTGTGGATATATAGTGGCAATTAAACCATTCTTAAATTCTAAAACCCAAGTATCATCCTCTCCGGGAGGTCCGAATGCAAACTCTAAATCTTCCTTAGACGTTCTTAATGAACCTTTGCCTGTTGTCTTGTGTGCCTTCATTCCCGGATCATCACTGATATTCATCACTTCAGTTGGATCAAATTTATCTAAATAACGTTTATCGTTTTTTGATCTACCAAACATACCCTCATCTTCTTCATGCATATTTTTTGGCTTCTTACCAACTTTTTTCATACTTATGGCAATAGCGGCTTGTTGTGCAGGATTTGCGGCTTCAGTAATAATTTCAGTAATCTTCATAATGGTATCCGTAAATAGTTGACTTTATTGCGTAGGTATGCTACACTATATCTATTATTTATCACTTTGGACTATTACTTTGACAAATCAATCTATCAAACGCATCGGCTTTGCTTGTAAATGGGCAGAAATCAATAAAAAAGGTGAAATTGTTTCAGCCGAGGGCCTTAATACAGGCGGTACTACACAAGCGTGGGCAAAGCGTAACAGTCGTGATGTAGTAGAAGAAAAGATTATGGATGTTGCTAAACGTAACATTATGAATACTCACGCACTTGTTAAGAAAGTGGCTACACTAGAACCCGAATTGCGTATGGTTCGTCTTACTAGTGATATGCTTAGTTTTTATACTATGGATGGCTACAAAGAATTTTGGCATAGCACAGATGTACAGAATAGCTTAGAACGTTGGATGGCACCCATTGGTGAGACAGCACGTGCTAATGATGTTCGTCTTAGCTTTCACCCCGATCAGTTTGTAGTTTTAGCAAGCGACCGTGACGAGGTAGTAAATAAGAGTATTGAAGAATTTGAATATCATTGTGACATGGTTCGTTGGATGGGCTATGGCAAATCATTTCAAGACTTCAAAGTAAACGTACACATTTCAGGACGACGTGGCCCACAAGGTATTAGGGATGTGTACAATAGATTGTCGCCAGAAGCGAGAAACACACTTACACTAGAAAATGAGGAATACACACATGGACTTGCAGACTGCTTATCATTATCTGACCTCGTACCTACGGTCATGGACATTCATCACAATTGGATTAGAGAAGGAACTTATATTGACAGTAATAGTGACCTTGTTAAAAAGGTTATTGATAGTTGGCGCGGTGTTCGCCCTACTCTCCATTACAGTGTTAGCCGCGAAGATTTACTCGTCGGTCATTCCGGATCACAGTTACCCGACCATGGTGCGTTGATTGAAGCGGGATACAGTAAACAGAAACTTCGGGCACATAGTGATTACTATTGGAACGAAGCAGTGAATGATTGGGCATTGACATTCATTGATAAATTTGATATGATGTGTGAATCAAAGGCAAAGAATCTTGCCAGTTTTAAACTATACGAAAGATACAAATGTTTGAAAAAATAAAGAATTTATTTAAGAAGCCAGAAGTTAAATCTGAACCTGAACCTAAAAAGGTTAAAGAAAAGAAAGTTGCACCCGAACTTACTGCTAAAGAAAAAGCAACGGCAGCGGGTGAGCCGTACATCAATATACTGAGTATGGAACTTGATCCTAATGACGTTAACAATGGTGCATTTGAATTAGATTGGAATGAGAAGTTCATTTTGAATTTGATTCGTGCAGGTTACAAACAAAAAGACAGCGATACAGACAATGTGTTGGTGGATCGTTGGTTTCAGACAGTTTGTAGAAATATTGCACTCGAGGTCTATGAGCAACAACAAGCTGACCCTACAAACCGTGACTTACGGGTGGTCCGTACTAAAAACTTAGGTGATGGCCGTACTGAGGTTAGCTAAAAAGTGTTGTTTTAATACAACAACACAAAATTTGACAATAAGTCCGTACTGTGATATAATTGTATTCAAGTCGAGCAATAGGTGCTTGATGAAAACAAGTGTACTATCACTTTAAAGGAAATGTATGAAAACGATAAAAGACGATTATTTCGTATCGATGCCGGTTGATGAACTTAACAAGCGTTTCACAGTAACTTGCCGTAGCGAGTATTCTCATAATCTTAAACAAGGTTCTTTAAAAATAGATCAATTGACAGGTCGTACAGTCTGTCATTGGGGTCACTGGAAGAACGGTATTTCTCACCCTTTAGGTAATGATTGGCCCGTTCAAGGTCGCCATCTTGCAAAAAAAGATGGCAGATATCTTAAAGAAAACTTAATCCGCACAATGGAATCTTTGGGATATACTTATCACCCTGTGTTTGATGAAGGAGTTTAATAATGGCTAATTTTATTTTTAATTACTCAACTGAAAAAGTTACAGAACGACCGATCAATGTGCTTGATAAAGCTCCCGGCGATTATGATATCGTTACATTAGAGGATGAAATAACACAAGTTCTTAGTAAAATTAAACTTGATGCAAATAGAAAAAAATCAGGTAGGCCACAACGGTACGATGAACAGCCTGTTGTAATGGATCTTTTTGTCAATCAGTTGAAGGTAGCAAGGTCCATTCAACGACCTTTTAGTATGTCACACGCACTTGACATTGCTTTTGACAGATGGGATTCTCGTAGACCATTATTTCCTATTGTAGTGTTTAATCCATTAACAGGTGACTACCTTATTGTTGAGGGTAATCATACTAGTATTGGTCAAGGTCTTCGTGCGGCGTCTGGTGAATATCCTGATGTTGTCTCTACAACCTGGCGTAACCTTAAAATCAGATGCCAAGTAATTGTGCTGATGCCAGACAATGACGGTCAAGTAGATATGAGTTTTTGTAGGGATCATTTTATAGGTACTAATGGTGATGATAGGATGGGTTTAGATGATTTTGATATCTATCAAAATCTTGTCTTGAAAGTAAGACAAGATTATGCAGGCGATATTGAAAAATGTGATGATACTAGAGCAATTGAAAATTTCAATCGTCAGGAAACAGGAGAGTCGTATGACTTGTACCCGGTGCACCCTAGAAGTGGTAGAAATACTATGCTTCCGGGTGCAGTAAATCACTTGTCAGCCTGGATGAAACTTAAAGTAGATGATATTGATTTTATAGGCAAGAATCATAAAGATTTTTGGGATAATCAAGTAGTAGATGCCATTGAATTACTTCCAATGTCAGTATTGAGGAAACTTATTGATAAGCACAAATCTAACCCTGATGAATTTTATACTAAACAACACAAACAGTTTATGTACGAAATGGCAGTGGTTATGCAAAAATTTGGTACAACCCCTACAGGGTTTAGGGATTTTGCGGTTCAAGTATGGGAAGAATTTTATAAGAAAACTGCACCAATAGTAGAAAAGAAAATTCCACAACCCAATAAAGACTTCTCATTGATTTTGTGGTTAAAGTTACATAAGAAAGTAGGCGGTAAGTATAGTTGTATACCAGCAGTGTATTACACTAAGTTCATTGAACAAGGTATTGATGTGGTAGACTGCTTACCCAAAGCAAAACAGAAAATTCTTAAGGAGTTTAAATGATATATGCTTTTTATTACATTGCTCTGGTCCATGGTAAATGGAAACCGGGCAAAAGCGATAACATTAAATTACGATTTAATGGATATAATAAAGGTAACTTTAAATTTAGTCCGTCATTATTGTATGTAGTTGATGAGGGATACGAAGAACAATCAGGGATGATAGAGAAAAAAGTGTTGTCAATGCTATACGACTATCTTGAAAACCCTGAGTTTTATAATACTCCCACCGAGTATGTGAATCCAGACCATACCACTATTGATGCAAATCACATTAAGGAAATTGTAGAGAAATTTATTTTAGAAAATCACTTAACAGTTTCTAGGGTTAAACAAGAATTTGTCGAGGAATCAGTGCGTGATATTGACTTCTTGACAAAAATTAGAATGTTCCCAAATAAGTACACAGAAAATATTTAATATGGCAAAAGCAAAAACAGGTGGAACATATGCAGTAGACTTGGGAGTTGATTTTCCTGGCTTTGCCACCGAAGCACGATTACGAGGCTATAATCCAAAAGATAGGAGTATTGAGAAGCATAAAACATTTAACGGATTTGAAATCAAAACAACTAACGGAGTTGAATGTGCAATCATAGTATATGAAGATCCAATTCTTAATAAAAAAGGAAGTTACATTGTGGGGTACAGGGTATCTTTTGGATCAAGGGTAGACCAAAATAAAAAACAATTATTGGTTAGTGAAATTACAAATAAAGGTTTATGTATTTTTTCGGGCAGGACCGCAACTAATAAGGATAGAATTTTTATTCAGGCAGAAGATGATTTACTAACAGGGTTTTGGGAATTAATAGATTGTGTAGAAGATATTGATGAGATTTTTAAACACCCCAGTGGTGCTAGAAAAAGCATTAATATTACTCCGGAAAACTATGCCAGAGCATCGGCTGAGGTAATTCACATTGCGTACAAGTATGGTATGCCGGACTTGCTTGGAAGAGGAGCTGATATTTTTGATAATCATAGGGTTAAGAAACTAATCACTATAGGTTACAGTGAAGGTGGTAAACGACAGTCCTCACTTACAGAAAAAAATCCATATTGTGAACACGTTGTACCTTGCACCGTAATCGAAAAAATAGCAATAGAAATGTATAAAAATAAGCGATCCATTGAAGAGGTAGAGACAATGATTAAAGAAAACTTGTTTGTAGCTTACATCAGTGATGATGAGGCTAAAAAATTAGATATTGAATTAGGTTTGCGAATGTCAATGCCCTTAGATTGGAAGCCCGGTGATGATCCTAAGGCTCGCTTCAATAAGGCAAAAATTGAATTATCAGAATATATAGAACCTATTCAAAAATATAATTTTTTTGACAATGAGACCTTTAATGAGTTGTTTGAGTTACAATGAAATCAAACCCAAAAACTTTGACAACATCTAAATAGTAGTATATAATACACATATGAAATATATTCTCATCGACACTGCAAATACCTTCTTTCGGGCACGACACATTGCTTCACGCAATAGTGATACTTGGGAGAAGATTGGAATGGCACTACATCTTACACTTGCAAGTGTCAATCAAGTTGTACGCAAGTTCGGAGCCGATCACGTTGTATTCTGCTTAGAAGGCCGTAGCTGGCGTAAGGATCATTATGAGCCCTATAAGAAAAATAGGGTAGTAGATGCACTAGCACAGACCGAAGCTGAGAAAGAAGAAAATGAAATGTTCTGGGACACGTATGAAAAGTTCACTACGTTTCTAAAAGAAAAAACGAACGTATCAGTACTCAGGCACGAACGGGCTGAAGCTGATGATATGATTGCCCGTTTTATTCACTTACACCCAAATGACACGCATTACATTATTAGTTCTGATACTGATTACATTCAACTTATTAGTGACAACGTGCACCAATACAACGGTATCACAAATCAATTCATCACCCTTCAAGGATACCATGATGAAAAGGGTAGACTAGTTGTAGATAAGAAAACTAAAGAACCCAAACTGTTAGGTGACCCACAATGGCATCTTTTTATGAAGTGTATGCGTGGTGATAGTTCTGACAATGTGTTTAGTGCTTATCCCGGGGTACGTGAGAAAGGTACTAAGAACAAAGTTGGACTGACTGAAGCTTATGCTGATAGGCACAAGCAAGGCTTTAATTGGAACAATCTGATGTTGCAACGCTGGTCTGACCACAATGAGGTTGAGCATCGTGTTAAAGACGATTATGAACGCAACCGTGTACTGATTGATCTGACTGCACAACCACAAGAGATTAAAGACTTAGTGGATGCAAGGATTAAGGAAAGTGTTCGTGTAACTACAACTCCCCAAGTTGGAATTCACTTTATGAAATTCTGTGGTAAGTATGAATTGACTAAGATTAGTGACCAAGCTGAGACTTATGCTAAATGGTTAAACAGTCCTTATAAAGGTAATACAGTATGAACAATAAAGAAGAAACACAATGGGTTCTTGTAGAATGTGTTAGCACATTTCGCAATCGTTATATGGTTGAAGTGCCAGTAGGTACTGATGACTATGATAATGACAAAACATTATGGGCGTTAGATACAGTAACAATGCAAGCGGCAAAGGAATTCAGCCAAGAATATCTTGGTGAACAGATTGTCAGTCATCGTGTAGTTACGTATGATGAGGCACTGTCATTATGTGATAAGGACAACGATTATGTTGTATCTTGGGATACTGAGACAAAAGTTAAAAACTTTTTTACAACATTGGTTGACCAAGAAAAATGACCTACACAACGTCTAACAAAACTATTAAAACAATACGAAAGGACGATCCTGATTTTCATATTGATAATGGTATTGTTATGTCACCACGTGCTGCCTTTGAAATTAGTAATGATTGCCCAAGACAATATAAACTTATGATTATGGAAGCTATAAAGAATGGTTGGTTACAACCGGTAGCGTATATGAAAGAGTCAGAATATGTTTGGGAAAAATTAGGAGAATAAAATGAATAGAGATTACAACAACTTACAATATATTTTAAACAAAACACCAGATGAATTACATAAGTGGTGGATCTCTTTGGATGATGAGGATCAGGCATATGCTATGGAAATCATTATAGAATATCGTAAGATGTTAGATGAACCAATCGTAGAAGATTATTCACTAGCCAAAGAATACTTGAAAAAGTTTCAACTATAATGAAATCACGTGAAGAAATCATTTCTGATATGTGCTATACATATCGGCATGATTATGGATTAGACAAAGATCCAAATGGTCCTCCCTGGATAGCAGGAATGACACCGGAAGAGCGTAAAGGATTGTACAACACAATGGCTCAGATTTTTGATAATAATATTGCACCTATTATGGAATTAAAAAATGGCAAGTCTAGCTGAATATTTTGAACAACATCGTTACAAGCCTAAATATGAATTTATGGCTAGAGTAACAGGTATGTATGGTAAGATACGTTGGATTGGTAGTGTAGGCAATGATACTGTTATCAGTGACCAAATAGGACCTATGTTACATATTCATTTAGATTTACCATTAAAGATTGATGATAAGTATACTGACCATCTGTTTACTAAACATAAAGGTGTAACACGATTAGTGAGTTTTGATGAAGAACCTAAGAAAAAGAAATAATGTATGATGCAGTAATTTTTACAGATGTAACTGATACAGTAACTATCTATAAAGCAATCGGAGCATATAAGATTGCTAATACTCTACGACAACAAGGGTACAGTTGTTTGGTCGTGGATCACCTACACGCATTTACATTAGAAGAACTTAAGCAGATTATTAATAAATCAGTATCAGTTAATACATTATTTGTGGGGTTCAGTACAACCTTCTTTAACAGTACATTAAACTCTGTCAACAGTGACGGATCACTAACATATAGCTCAACACTATCAGGTGTAATACCACAAGGTATTGATTTTCAAAATGAATTAATTCACTATATCAAAACTATAAATTATAATTGTAAAATTGTAGTTGGTGGAACTAAGGCTCACGCTAATATTAATGATAGAAATATTGATTATAGCATCATAGGCTACGGTGAGGTTAGTACTCTGGCTTTAGCTAATCATTTAAAATTAAACACACCTATACCCAATAGCTATAAAAATTTACATGGTGTTACGATTGTGGACAATAGAACCAATGAGGGTTTTGATTTTGTTAATAGTAGATTTGAATGGCAAGATTTAGATGTTGGTCCTGCTAGTGTATTGCCATTAGAAATATCTAGAGGATGTATATTTAAATGTAAGTTTTGTAGTTACCCATTGAATGGTAAACAGAATTTAGATTTTATTAGACATACAGATATACTCTATGAAGAACTACAATCTAGCTATGACAAATATAAAGTAGAAAATTTCTACATACTAGATGATACCTTCAATGATAATGAATACAAATTAGACGTACTACTACAAGCAATTAAAAGATTAACATTTCAACCTAAATTCTGGGCGTACACTAGATTAGATTTAATAGCGCAGAATAATAACTTGATAGACAAACTATATGATATTGGCTTACGTGGTATCTATTTTGGAATAGAAACACTTAACAAAAGAACCGGTCTTATCATTGGTAAAGGATTTGACAGAGATAAACAAATTAGTACAATCACAAAAATACGTAACAGGTTTGATAATAAAGTATTGATGCATGGTAGTTTTATCTTAGGACTACCGGAAGAACCAATTGACTCTATGAGACATACATTCAATCAGTTAATGGATGAGAGTATACCATTACACACATTTATCTTTCACGGATTACGTTTATCAAAGAGTGAGTCTGTACCTTTCAATAGCGAATTGGGTAAAAATTTTAAAGACTATGGTTATACTGAAATAAATATCGATGTTAATTCAACCACAGTCAATTGGAGGAACGAGCATTTAGACCATACTATGGCTATAGGTTTAGCCAATGAATTTAATGGTGCCGCACAAAATAGTAACAGGTTATATATTCCCGGACAATTGGGATTTTCCTTAAAGAATTTGGGATACAATGATGATTATATTTCTAATACAAAATACAAGGAACTTGATTGGACTCAAATCACTATAAGAAAAGACCTATACATTGCAAAATATAAAGAAACATTGTATAATACGTTATGATAAAATATCCAAGAGTAAATAATTATCCAAACATACACCGTAGACAAGAAAATTACGATAATATAGATTGGAACAATTCTATAGTTGTTTTGGGATGTAGTATGGTATATGGCCAAGGACTTACCGATGAACAAACGGTCGTGCACCAATTACAATTAAAACTCAATATACCCTGTGTAAACTTAGGTGCAGTAGGTGCAAGCCCGATGTACATATGGTCTGAGTTAGCAGATATATTAGACTTGGGTATTAAACCTAAAGCAATTGTTGTTGTTTGGAGTGACCCTAGTCGTTTTATTGAGTATTTAGGAACTGATGTGAAAAATTACACAGTTACTGGTGCTGAACTACCTACTGCAAGTGTAATAGCAAAAGAATGGGTAGCACATCCATATCAAGGATTAGAATTTGCTAGGAGAGCAGTAATGTCAAGCAGAGTAATGTGCAAGGACACACCTTATTTTGATTATGCTTGGTTTCATAATAAAAAATTAGATTTGTTTAACCTGAGTATATACACCTGCGATGAATCCACTGATAGGTCTCATCCAGGACCATTGTCTTATATTCAATGGGCAGAACATATTGCAAACGATATACAATTGTCCAAAAGAGTTTAAATTTTCTAAAATATAGCGTATAATGAATCATCAAAGGAATAAAATGAGTAAAACACTAATAGCAAAACCTGTAGTTAAAAATCAATTTTGGATTGTAACTGCCGGCGGAGAAAAAGTAGGTAATGTATTAGCAGATGGATCTGGTTTTGAAGTTAAATTGAATGGTAATAAAACTCATTATAAGAATACGAAAGCTATAGAAAAAATAGCAAATATTGAGTTTCAAACATTCAGTAAATTTAGTAGTACAAAAAAAGAAGTAGCTTTTACTGAATATCCCACTACAAGTAAGGTATGTAATTCGATACTAGATATTAAACGCAAACTGCATTTGTACACCAAAACACCTAAAAGCAAGTGCTATTATGCCGCAGGATGGTATACATTTAAGCAAGGTAGTGAAGATAAAGTGATTTTTTGTCCTAAATACATTTTTATTCAGCGTTATGAGTATCAAGGTCCGTTCAAAACAAAAGATGACGCTGAGGCCTTGATAAATAGTATATGATTATCATAAAGCGTTTCATTGACAAAGTTTCATCCATAAAGGGCAACAATTTAGTTTTGCCTATTGAGGAAGCCAAAATGTTACGTGATGAGATATCAAAGTTATTAGCAGATAATTATGAGCTACATAATAAAACTTCATCCGAAGATGATACTGTTATTCAACTGGAAATTAACGGCGGTAAATGGTAAATGAGTAGAACACAACCCACCATCTTACTAGAGATAGTAGATAAAGTAACATATAAATGCGACCAGATCGTAGAGGCTGCAGGTATATGGGCAGTTTTTTATGACGATCAGCCAATCAATTTAAAGAGTCAGCATTATCAAGATCCGGATGCAACTCCAAAATATAAAAAAACTAGCTTCAGCAATCCGGGTCACGCTAGAAATCTGTGTCGTAAACTTAACGCACAATTCAAATCTGATAAATTTAGTGTCGTGTTTATGAACAACGGCAACAAAGTTTATCCAGATGAGTGAACGTAAATCACATAAACTAATTATAACCGAAGCCGTATTGGCCGAACTACCTAACAATCAGCAAGTTGATTCCACTGCGGATGGATTAATGATGCGTATATGGATGAGTGGTAGACAAGATGGATTGCGCTTAACAGAGTATGGAGACTTCATTTTTAGAATGGCAGAAATAGAATACTATCAATCTGTTTTTAAACTTAGAGAGGGAACCAGTGAACACGCTTATGTTATGGAAATAAATAAAAAAATCAAATGCCCCTTCTATTTGGGTGTAAATAAGATTGAAGGCAAGAAAAAACAACCATACATAAGATTATATGATAGCAAGATTGCTATGATGATTGAGTTATATGGTGATATAGTAAGTTACTTAGATTCAGTAAAGGTAAGAAAATGACAGAAAAGAAAAACCCAAATCCATTCATTAATTTAGCCAACGAAGCTAAAAAGAAAAATGCACCAATGATTAATGGAAAGAAAACAGAACAAAAAGCTCCCAAGCCTAGTAAAGGATTCGGTGGTGCTAGCGTAGTTAGACGTACCGGTAGGGGTGGTTAATACCAAATACCCTCATTACGCATACGTTTGATGAGGGTTAAGAACCCGCTACATATTCCAAAACTTTTTACTTTAACCATAGTATATAAGCTACGGTCGTTTATTTCTGGTAAAAACATAACACTACTTGTATTGATAGGTACTGTGCCCGGAGTAATCAATTTACCATTGCTAGCAGTAGCATATGGTGGAGGTGGAGTTGATGCGTCAAAATGAAAATAGTTTGGATACAATGTACTTGATTGGGTAGCTATCCAAGTTTGCATATCAGTATTTACAGCGTTAATCCAAAAGCGCGGACCTTGAATGTATTTTTCAGTTACTTCAATAACCGGCTGTCCGTTACCAACATATAGTTTATTGTTAATACGCCAAACATAGATTAAACAACTAAACCCTTTTCCAAGTGCTTTGTTTATTTGTTTTGGAGTATTAGCATCTTCATAGTTTTGCCCGTCGTAAATGCCCTGATAAGATATATATAACATAATATGTATTTATGTCAACGGAATCAATAGCTGCCGCGTTATATATATGTAGACATTAAAATCTACTTCATTAACTTAAAGGAAACTTAAAATGAAAACATTAGCAATCGTAATATTATCAGCATTGTCATTAACAGCATTTGCCCAGACTGCAACCCCTGCCGCAAAGCCAGCAACACCTGCACCGGCTGCTACAGCACCGGCTGCTAAAGCAGAAGCACCAAAAGAAGAAATGAAATTGGCTAAGAAAAAGGATGCTCCCAAGGCAGACACAAAAAGTGACGCAAAGCCTGCTAGTCCAGCAAAAGCCGACGATAAAAAAGCCGAAGCTTCTAAGAAGTAATCCATACAGACTTATCGCAATTAGAACTTGGGGACTTGACCCTAACAATGTTCTAATTGGTGATGAGGATATATTAGTTAATTCCCGTCGTATCATATTAAAGATTCAAACCTCTTTAATTAACGATGAGGAATTAACTGATTATGTTAAGGTAAGATTGTTTCTAGCCAGAGAATTGGCTATGTCAAAATATAGAGAAATCTATCAGACGGCATAAATATATATGAAGTTACGGGTTCTTCATAAAAACCTAACTTTTAAACACACACATAGGAGATATAAAATGTTTAACACAGCAACTTACGCCTTTATTGACGGCGTTTCAGACTTCAAAAAGAAATTCGTAGAACAAACAGTTCAACACGATGGCATCAAAACAGCATTAAACGGTTTTGTTGATGCACAAGCAAAATATACTAAAGCAGCCGCAGATGCAGGAATGCAATCAGCAATGGCCTTGGGTATGATTTTCACAAGCAAAGATTTCTACACACAATTAGCTGACCAGTATAAAGCAATGGTACCTGCTTTCAATACTGCAAAATCAAAGGCTAAGTAATATGATTAGCGTTCTATTAACAATTGGCGCATTAGCCATGGTTGGAATTATTGGTCCACTA